TTATAAGATAATTTATCAAAAAAATCTTTTATTTCAGGATTATATCGTTCCCAAGACAAAGCTATTAATTTATTTAATAAGTTTTGGAAATGATTATTGTTTTCGATAAATTCTTTATAGGTTTTAAACATAATATTAAAAATTTAGAAGCAGTAATGATAAAAATTTAATATCAGCTGCATACTATAGATATAGTGTATGTAGTAAATTTTGCACTAAATTTGTTTAAAACAATTAAGAAGTTCGAACGAACCGCTAAGGAGTAATTTAGCTATGAAGAGAAAACTCATTGAATTTGATGTCTTTGAAAGAATTAAAAAAGACTCCCTCTCAAATGCACAAAGAGAACTTGAAGAGGCATCACTATACTTGGCAAAAGCTCTAAATTTAGAAGCTGTGGAACTAAATTGCTATGGATCAGAAGATGTCATCTATGAATCAGTAGATGGAACATATGTTCACGCCAATTATAAACTAGATAATGGATTTATCGAATTCGACAATATACAAGAATTAATAATCAACGAAGAATCAGAAAGAGCCAAATCACACCAAACTCTTTCAGAAATGCTAGATTGCCTTATTGAATCAAAAGAAAAAGAAGCAGAAGATCTTTTCGCTGAGTGGGCAGAATTGCCAGGAACAAAAAGAATATTTACAGAAGCTAGAAAGAAAAGAATTGTTTGTAGAGCTGCAAAAAATGGTTCGCCAAAATGTGGCCCTGTCATGTGGAATGACACACCTAAACGCCACCAAAGTGCAACAGTGAAAATCGCCAGAGCAAAAGGAAAGAAAAAAGCAAACCTAAAAAGAGGGGCTTCAAGAAAGAAACTATGGGCCGCTACTAGAGGAAGAGCAAAAGCAGCTATCGGAAAGATGGTAAAAGAATGGAATGTTTTGGCTGAAAATGTTATGGGCTATGTAGACCATTATGAAAATGGCCCAGCAATTCAAAATACACAAGTAAAAAATAATGAATCTGGTGATGTTGTTTCAATAAGAATTCCAACAGCCAAAACAAGAAATGAAGCAAAAATACTTCAATTCAATTGGAAAACCTTAAACACAGACGTTGTTGTGAAAAGAGGCGAATCCAAGAAAATACATGAAGATGTAAATTTTGCCAGAGAAATCGCAGAAATAAAGAAACAAAACGCCTTATCAGACGAGAAATCTTTAGAAGAATCTTTGGAGAAAACAGCATCAAATTGGCCACAAGTTCTATATCTAACTCAAAATGAATTAGCAGAACAAGTAAAGAAATCATTAGAACTACTAGATGCTAAAAATTATGATGATCAAACATGTGAATTCATCGCAGAAGGATTGTTGAGAACAGCTCACGAATCTTTTGTTGATAGAGTAGCAAAAATTCTCAGACTTGCCGGTGCTAAAGTCAATGAAAATGCTGCTGATCCATATGTCGAATTCAAAAACATAGTTGAAACATATTATAAGAATTTAGATGAATCAACATCTCTTGAAATGCAAGTATTTGTTGATTTATATGAAACTCTTAGAAGTGTTCATGAAATTGCCAAAGAAGATCAAAATCAAGAGCTAGCTGAAGAAGTATCTGAGTATCTTGATGAATTATTGCCAGTAATCACAAGACAATCTGAACCATCCTTAGAGTTGGCTTCAGAAGCAGCTTGCTGGCTCTATGATCTAGTTGAAACAAATCTAGAAAGCATGAGCTGGGAAGAAGATAAGCCATTCGTAACAGCAAGCGGAGAACACCCAGCTTTAGCTAGAAAAGCTAAAATGGGATACTCACCAGCCAGTGATTTCTCAGGAGATTACGGAAACTTGCCATCAGCAAGTCAAGGCAAAGGCAGAGATGCCAGCGTAGCTGACGAGTTGGCAAATAAAGGTCCATCAAATGAAGGTGGAGAGGGCATTTATCCAAGCTTAGATAATCCATATCTTCTAAAGAGTGGAGATTATAAGATCAAGGGCGAAGTTGATGTTGACTCTGACTCAGGTCAACTCGCTCATTGGGGAAGTTCGGATACTTGGCCCAATTTACAAAATCCATATGTAAAACAAGGTGAAGTTGCTAAGGACGTAGAATAAACTTAAGGAGACATTCATGCAAATTTTACTTGAACATGACATAACTCCTGGAACAGTTTATGAAAACCAACTGATTCTTGGAGGTGGTTGTTGCGCTATTTTGAATGAAATGGATTTACACGAATCCGCTGGTACTTCCGGCGGGACTGTTAAATTCAAAGGAAAATTTCAAGAAGCTAACGCGGTTAATAAAAACAGAAGGATGTATCCATTTGAAGTACTTAACACTAATGTTAAGACTCTTCAAGAATGCATCTCCAAAGGAGGGCTAATTGGAGAATTAGATCATCCTACTGATTCAATTATCCATTTTACAAACGCTTCTCATAAAGTTTCAAAACTTTGGTGGGAAGGGAAAGTACTAATGGGTGAAGGAATAATACTTAATACTCCTGCTGGTAAGATTCTTAGATCATTAATTAATGATGGTGTTAGAGTCGGTATAAGCAGCAGAGGTGTTGGTAACGGCAAAGTGAATGAGGAAGGCATATTGGTTATCGGAGAAAGTTATAAACTAATAACATTCGATGCCGTTGCTGACCCAAGCACAGCGCAGGCTTTTCAAGAGCGCGTAGTCTCTAAGGAAAGTGTGGATTCTATTCCTGTGTCACCAGAAAACCCTAAATTTATGAAAAAAAATGAAGGTAGCAGCATACATAACATCAGCAAAGAGTTAATTATTGCTGCCCTAGGTGGCATTGTTCACAAACAAGCCAATGAAATTAAAGCGAGGTTGAGCTAATGGAAAAAATTGTCGAAGCATTAACAAAACTACTTCCTGAAGATGCAGTTACAGAAGTATCTGAGGCAGTAAAAGTAGAGCTTGAGAAAGCAAAGCAGGAATGTGAGCAGGAGTTTAACTCCAAGCTTGAAGAAGCCTATGCCGAACTTTCTAAAGAACTAAAGGCCACAGAAGAAACCGGATTGCAAGGTTATCAAGAAGCGTATGCTATCATTGAAGATCTTCGCAAACGCCTAGAAGTTCAACAAAAAGAATTTGAAAGTTCTATGGAAGAAGGATACGAAGAAGCATACCAAATGCTACAATCAGAAAAATCTAAAAACGAAAATTTAGAAGTTGAAATGTACGATCAATTCAACCAAAAACTCTCAGAAATGAAAGAATATATGGTTGAAAAAATAGATAATTTCCTTTCATACAAAGGACAAGAACTATACGAAAATGCTCGTCGTGAAATACTAAATGACCCAAGAATGGCCGAACAAAAGGTGGTTCTTGATAGAGTTTTAGAATGCGTATCAGATTATATCTCTGATGCTGATTACACAAATATTGTTAATAAAAAGTTATCAGATACTGAGAAAAAGGTTGAAGAACTCAAGAGCCAAACAAAGATTCTTGAAGCCAGAAACATCAGACTCAGCACAGAAAATAACAAACTTAACGAATCAGTTCGTAAGGCTGAACAAGTCCTCAACGAACAAGTTAAGGAAGAAAAGCAAGAAAGAGTAGAGAAAGCGAAGAATGCGCAGGGGAGAGGACGTACTGTCAACGATCCTGAACTTGTTGCGGAATGGAGTGGCAATAAGCCAGTAGAGAAAAAGGAAAATGTTGACACAACTTTAGTAGAAAGCTTAGATCCAGAATTCTTGCATCAAATGCAAGTTCTAGCTGGAACAAAAGCAAGTGAATAATCTTTAGTATAACCAAGGAGAAAATTAATATCATGCAAGCAAATGCCAAATTTCTAAATGAAGCAAGAGAGCTTGAATCTCGTTGGGCGCAAACAGGTTTGCTAGAGAACATCAATGACAAGTACACACGTTCTTGCACTGCGGTTCTTCTAGAAAACCAAAGGCTCATCAACGAAAGTTCAACAGATAGCGGCGACGTAGCCCAATTCAAGAGAATTTCAATTCCTCTTGTTAGAAGAATTTACCCACAACTAATTGCCAACAAGGTTGTTTCAGTTCAACCATTGCTCGGACCAACAGGATTAGTTTATTACTTAAGATTCCGTTACGGAAGCAACAAGGGCGCAGTCCGTGGTGCATCCAAGAGCGGTTTCCCTGGAGATGATGCAAACAGTTTACAACAACTAGCAAGTGGTGATGCTAATCTTAGTGTTTACTATACTCATCAATTTGTTGAAAATGAATCACAAGCTGATGCAGGTGGAGACACAAATTCAGTCTATATGCTAGAACACACACCAGTTCTTGCTGGAACAATGACTGGTACCGTTTATAGAGGAGCAACAGCTGTTGATACATTTGTTGTTGCTCAAAGCGGAGCATTCACATTCTCAACAGTTGATCACTCTGGTGCTTATGCAACAGCAGGAAGTCTAGATTTGACAACTGGCGAAGTTGATATCACATGGAGTGCAAATCCAGGTGCAAACAGAGTTGTACTCAGCTATGAATACAACATGGAATGCAACCAAGATCTTCCAGAAGTCAACCTCGTTGTTGAAAGTGAAGAAATTGCTGCTAAGACACGTAAGCTAAAGGCTGTCTGGAGTTATGAGGCCCAACAAGACCTCAGATCACAGCACAACCTCGATGCTGAAGCCGAACTAACTGCCGTTCTTGCTCAAGAAATTAATCTTGAAATTGACCGTGAAGTTCTCGGTGATCTTCGTAACAATGCTGGCACAGTAGCAAGTTGGGACTTCAATACAGCTTTGGGCGACACGATCAAAGAAAAGTATGAAAGTCTCTATGTCAAGGTTGTTGAAGTCAGCAACGTTGTTCATCGCAAGACTCTCCGTGGTGGTTGCAACTGGCTTGTTACAAGTCCAGAAGTTGCCTCCATTTTTGAGACGGCAACCGCAGGCTTCGCTCCAGCTCCAAGCGAAACATTTACAAGTTCACTCGGCATTCAATATGTCGGAACAGTAAACAATCGTTGGAGATTGTATAAGGATCCACTATTCCCATCAGGTCAAATATTGATGGGCTATAAGGGTGACAGTTATATGGACAGTGGATATTTCTATTGCCCATATGTACCACTAACTCAAACACCAGTGGTTCTTGACCCAGAATCCTTCTGCCCACGCAAGGGAATCTTAACAAGATATGGTAAGAAATTGCTCAGAGAAGGGGCAAAATTTTATGCCAGATTATCCATTGCTAACTTTGTCATCTGATAAAGTTGCAAACAAAACTAACCTTGGCTGGAAACAGCCAAGGTTTTTTTGTATAATTTACTATACTAAGATATACGTAAAACAAAAGGACAAATTATGCCTAGTGGTGGAGCAAATAAATTTTCTTACGAATATGTTAAGTCTATTTTTGAACAGAATGGATTTAAATTATTAGATAAAAATTATGTAAACAATAATACGCCTCTTAATTGCATTTGTGTTTGTGGAAATAAAGTTAAGATGAGATTGTCTCATGTTAAAAAAGGCGAAAAATGTCAGAAATATTGTATGCCTAAAATTATTTCTGATAAACTTAAAACTAAAGACGATGAAATAAAAAAAATATGCGAAGATAATAGTTGTAAATTTATTGAATCTTATATCAAAAATAAAAGAACAAGAATAAAATATACTTGCAAATGCGGAAATGAATGGGAGGCATATCTTGGAAACTTTAAACGTTTTCCTAACTGTAAGAAGTGCGGTAATTTAAAAGTATCTGGCGAGAACTGCTACATGTACGACCCGGATCGTGAAGCAATTAAGTTACGCAAGAGATTCCGTAAAATGTGTGGCCAATATATTAAAAGATTTATGGATGCAACAGGCCAACGCAAAGTAAGTCGTACGCATGAATTACTTGGCTATACCCCACAGCAATTGCAAGAGCACATATTGAGTCACCCTGACTATGAGGCCATTAAAAATGAAGAATGGCACGTAGATCACATCATGCCAATACAGGCTTTTTTGAATCATAATATATTAGATTTAAAAATAATTAATGCTTTAGAAAATCTCAGACCTATGAAAGGTCCAGAAAATATTTCCAAAGCAGATAATTATAATGAAAAAGAATTTGAAAATAAATACATCAAAATTGGAAAAAGATAATGTTTGGGCCATTCAAAGGGGCTTGGCTAGAATTTATGATTGTGGCAAAAAGAGGTGAATTTTTAATATAAATTAGTTTTTACTGCATAAATAATTTATCTATTTGGGAGTTATTATGAAAACATTTAATGAATGGTTGAAAGAAAAAAATATAGAAGAAAACATGGCGGACTACACCCCAGGTTTTATAAGAGATCCTTTACAGAGCATGGGACTTTTAGGAAAAACTTCTGCTCAAAAGAAACTTAGTGCTGAGTTAAAGGCAAGAAGAGAAAACGAAAAAGCCGCAAAAGATGGCATAGCTGCTCAACGTGCATCATACCGTAACGTCGCTCCAAATCCCGCAGATCCCGCTGAGACGCCTCCTAGAAAAACTGTTTTTCAAAGCACTTACACCTGGAAGCCAAAAAAAGCAGTAGATGATCCTAATGATATATGGAGAAAAGTCTGAGTTCTAATTTTTTTTTTTTTTTTAGGG